GAAGGCGGTAAAGGACTGGATGGCCAGGATGATGTTAGCGTCACTTACTGTCATAACTAGATCCCCATTGGGTTATTAGCCGCTTTCTCTTTCATTTCAGCCTGCTCTTCTTCGGTCAATGGCTGCCACCCCATTTCGGCTATTGCCCTGTTCAATGGTAGCATGCCGAGGGAGAAGGCTTGCACGATTACCTTTTGCTTTTCCAGTTTATTCTCCATAGCAGGATCGGTATAGACAAATTCGCACGCCCAGTCTTGGAATCCATTAGCCTCCAGGATCTCAGTATATAGGGCCTCAAATGGCTCTGAGATTATGCGCCTCCACCCGCGAATAACCATCATGACAAGTTCTAATAGCGGCGTCCCGGTGGTACTTATAGCCGGGCCATTTTGCTCAATGAAGTCCCTGGGAATGAGGTGCTGCAAGATTTCAGCCTTCAGGTATTCATCTACTGGGACCACATCGCCCACGTTTCCCAAATTCGGGAAAATTACTTCGTGATCTTGACCCCAAAGGACACCTACATTGTTATTGCCATAGTTCTTGACGAAATCCACCGCGGCGGCATAAGCCTTTTCCCACCGCTTGCCGGTTCCAGTTGGCGTCTCCAGGAGCTTACCTTGCGCGTCTCGGACCTCGTTTACCTTGACCACGCACCGCCCTACGCCTTTGTAGTTCACATTCTGCATGAAGGCTTTTCGAACAAATTCCAATTGCAGAACGGTTGGTGCTATGCCAGCCAGGTAGCTTTTGCCATCGGGATATCGGCTCTTCTTATCTCGGATATGCAGAATACGCGCCGTGGGCAATCGCACCGGCGGGAAGCCTTCGGCTTGAGTCTGCCAGTACTGCATCTGCTTATTTCGGATATCGTAGGCAATGCCCTTCAGGATTCGCCCCGGCACATAAGCCTGATTATTGAGGGTAGCCGCCGGTTGCTCTGCGAGCGAATAAGCATCAAGGTATTGGAGCCACTGGGGGGCATTCCATCCCATTTCAGTTTTCGGAAAAGTATATGATCCATCTGGCTTGTCTGCAACGCCCATTTCCACAAGGCCACTACCAAAGCCCATGCAATCCAGGCCGGTTTGTGCCATCAAGGTTTCCGTGCCATACGATTCATCGAGCCGCCAAAGGAGCTTTCTTACTTCGTTTGCCTTGTTGGTGAGGGCATCGGATTCTTGATCTTCCGGGGTAATGATTTTGATGTCCCTGCCATTCAGACAAAGCATGAAGATCTGCATGAGTATCCGGTCCACGTGCCCCGCTTCCAGCACCTTGAGCAGATTTTCCGCCGTCAGTCTGAATTCATAAGCATCGCTGTTATACGGAAATGGCATGCCAGAAGGCGATATGTTAGCGGCATTGGTCTTCAATTCTGGAGCTATCGCAGCCGCTAATTTAGTACGTAGTGATTGTAACATGTATAACTCCAAAATTAATATATTCCAGAATATCCGGACGCTCCTACATAGACCTTTTCGGGAGGCATCCACTGAGAAGGTTCTGCATTATGTGATTGCAAGCCCGCGATCAAAAGTTCGCATGCGTCGCATCCATCATCATGCGCGTTCTTGTCCGGGAATATGCGAAATTGATTAATCAATTCACGGTAGACTTTGGCCCAATCTTCCCTAAAGCAAAGCTGCCCATTATTGAAATGCCCCTCAAGCGACCGTATGCGATCTACTTTTGGCCTGGTATGCCAGACCAATTGATATGGGACTGCCACGCCAGCCTTTTGCTGTTCCTGCCTAAGTAGGATCTCAAAATTGCTTCGTTGGCCTTTGTCCCAGGCAGATTTTGCTATCTCAAGGGAATTTGCTTCTATCCAGACAGATTGGTATCTGTACTGCTGTTGGGCCTCGATTAGCTTCGTGATCGACTTGGATTGGACATCGACCGACAAATCGCATTCCCAAACGAGCCATCGACCATCGGGCAAGATCGCGATTGTAACCAGGGCGGCGAAGTCATTCCCACCCTTGGAGAGATCCAGAGAGCCGTAGAATTTGCACTTGGATAAGTCGACCTTCCCCGGTTCTACCATCAGAGTTCTTATCTTTTCTATGCTGAAAATAGCATAAGCATCATTGTGCGGGTTCTGTTGGTAAAGGCTTTGCCAATCGTATTCCGATTTTGCCTTGGCCGCCTTGTAGAATCGCTCAGGATATCTTTCAGGCCAAAGCCATTGACCCGGTGATCTGTGATCATATTCATTCGGAACGGTTGCCTGCGCTGGAAAACTCAAAACCGTCCATTGATCCACATCAGGGTCTTCTTCCGCAAGCTTCAGCAAATAACCAGATAGATCGTCTTCATTCCATCGGGTATTCATTATCAGGATGCGTGCCGATCCCCCGGCCTGACGCGTCCAGAAATCGGCATCGTACCAATCATGAACGCCTTCGCGGATAACCGCAGATTCGGCGTCTTTGCGGCCTCTCATGGGATCGTCTATGATGCCATGTGTCATGGTGTTTCCGGTTACCGATCCGCCCACACCAGTACACATATAGCTACCGGAGTGCCCTACCACCTCAAATGTTTCAGAGTTCTTCAGAAACGTGTCTTCTGCAACAGTGACGACGTTTTTGCCGAAAAGCTTTGTCTCTGGAAATACCTCTTTGTATTCGGGGGATGTCATGACCCGTTGGACAGATCGGTTCATGCCCTTCGCGAGCTTGAACCCATAGCTGGCGGATATTACTTTTGCATCGGGGTCTTTCCCCAGTATCCAGGCAGGAAGATTTCTAGACGCAAGCTCCGACTTCCCATGCTGCGGAGGCATAAACAGCATCAGGCGCGTTATTTTTCCGAATGCCCATTCTTGAAGATAGTCACAAACAACCTTATGATACCAGGCCGGTTTGTAATTCTGCTTGACATGAATAACGAAATCGAAAAAGCTTTTTTGTGCCAACTCACGATCTATATCATCGATATCAAAACTCAGTGGATCAATCATTTGCATCAGTGTTTATGGTTGTTTTCATCTCTTTTAACGCTCTCAATTGATCAACAGATAGCTTAGATAAATCGGAAACATTTATCGAGTTGTTTTGTGTAATGGATTGCGGTTTTTCTTCAACCTTCGCGAGCACTTCTATGATCTTTGTCATTGGTGCGATGCACTGTCCGAACACCGCGAGATTTATTTCGCGCTCTTTGGGGGGATCTTTGCGACCAAGCGCATAATCAACCGCTTCCTGGGCATCATCCCAAACCTTCTTCTGGCATTTCATCAAGTCCAATTGCTCCTTAGCTCCCTTCGTGAGATGTGCCTGTGATTTGTAGCCCTTCATCATGTGCCCTTCGTCGCGATGTCTGGTCAGGGTGGCCCGCCCTAGGCCGGTCCTCTGCATGATGGCCGCGATCGATATTCCATTGACCAGGTCCTCATTGACCCGATTGCCCCCCCGATGCGACCGGATGTAATCACATGTCTGGCAGTGTCCCTTTTTTCCTGACATTTTGGTTCTTCCAGTGATGCTTATGATGATTGGCTAGGGTCACGTCGGTTCCTACTCCGGGGAACCGCCTGGATATGGATCGGTAGGACGCGCCATCGTCTAGGAGCTGATCAATGTGATACCTGGGGTAGCGGCGAATGAAGCGACAGACTTTGCAGAGCATGGTTGGATGGTTGGGACGGTTGGGGAAAGTTATCTGCCAAGCCTGCGTTTTATATCAGAAAATTCACGCATTAACTTATCATCTTTGGCATTCCAAGCCTGCCCCCTAGAACTTTGCCGCCAAGATCCCACGACATTCATTTGAACATTGCCGCCTTTTATCTCTCCTTGGAAGGGTGCCTTGCCGTGATGTGCCTGTATTTGCTTATCCAGCTTGTCGTATTTAGCTTCAAGTTTGGCGCGTGATGCTGCTTGTCTTGCTTTATTCGCTTCGCTTCCGGCGGTTTTTGCCTTTGCAATAGACGGTTTTGCTTTGGCTCGCATTTCTTTATAGGCGGCCTCTTTTGCCCTGGTGGAATCGAGCAGTGCCTTTACCTTTCCGGCATCGTTGCCGCGTAATGCTGTTATAAGTTCGGATCTGGTTGCTTGAACATCGCGGCGCGCGTTGGAAAGTGCTTTGTCTATTTCCCGGCCAGACATTCCGGCAAACTGGTTAGCCGCATTGGCTTCCCTCACCA